TAACTGCGGCTTCAGTATCGAAATAGAGGCAATAACCATCAGGATTAGTATCGAGGAAGTTTTTAACCACAGCGAGCGAGAAAAAAGTCTTCCCAGTACTAGACTCACCAGCAATGGCAGTAATACGACTGCGAGACGCACCGCCAAATAGAGAACCTGAAAGCAGGCCATTAAAAATGTAACTGCCCGTATCAACAAATTCTTCTCTTTCGTCGATGTCTCTTGCGAGGGTGGTGTATTCGTCTCCAATTTCTTTAACGATTTCTTTTAAGAAGTCCATAATGATTTAGTCCTTTTGTAATTCTACCATAGTTGTCAACACATTACCAGCAATTGATATTCTAGATTCATCAGTACCATAAAAAGGATGAACTTGATGAGACAATGTTGATGGAAATACCATCATACATCCTTCTATAGCTGGATCCATAAAAACTGGAAGTGAAGTAACAGTTCCTAAGATATTAGTATATGTAAACTGAAAATCAGATGCTGCATCTGAATGGAAAGGTAAGTTATGTTGTTCATCAGCTGTTGTAGGAACCTTCAACCAGATAACAAATGAAGTTATTCCTGCATGGGCATGTAATGGATTAAACTCTGTCTGATACTGATAGTTTACCCACCAATTCATCATAAACTCAGTCTTATATTTGTCCTGATGAACCCCATAATCAACCTCAATAGGTGGAGCAAAATTCTTAGGATCCTCTTTAATAATCCTACCAGTAAGGGGCCCAACCACAGTGTCTAGGAAATGATTATCCTTATCCTTTAATCCCAAACTACCAGAAATATTACCAGCAAGTCTATGACTATAATCATTACTACTATCTACATTATCTTTCTCAGCCTGTTTAACACAAGACCAAAGATAATCCATCGTAACATCATCTAGTTTGGTTCTGTATAAAGGAATGTTTGGAAGTTGAAATGGTTCCCATTGTATATCCATTAGATCCCTACAATCTTACGTTGCCTCTCGAAATAGTTATGCAACAACCATGAACTACTATTCATCTTATCAGTACCACCAATACCAAATTCAAATTCTACTCGTGGATCATCCTTAAACCTTTCTAGTTCTGGTATATTACCACTGGTTCTATCACCACCATTACAGAATACAACTGTATCGGCAATCTCTAGACACCTTTCAATAGCAAGACATGCAGATCCATCTTCATCTGGAGTATCTTCTACTGTAATAACAGCATCAACAACATCTAAATGTCTAATGATCTCTGCCCTTTCAATCCAAGGCAGAAAGTATTGTCCCTTCTTACGTGTCAACCACTCCTCTGTGTTGATACCCACTACCAAATAATTGGTTAGATCTCTTGCCTTCTCGAATAGAGCAATATGTCCACTATGTAATGGATCAAATCCACCAGTAACTAAAGTAACTATTCTTCTTTTGTTAGTCATCAAAGTCCCCTTTTCTCGCTGAGTACACCTTCACGTTATTATACCGTGTTTCCATATCTTTTGCAAACCATTGTGCGAGATCTCTAGTTTCAAAGATCTTCATATTCTTTTCAGAATATACACCAGTCTCACTCCACATAACAATATAACGTGTCATGCGAAGAAAGACTCCAATGTATTCTTACGTTCGGTTTCCCAACCAATACAATCTAAGATAACTTTAATAGGCTCCATAAATGATTTGTTAAATTGTAATTCATAATCAACATGCTTTTCCAAATCTAACTCTGTTGGAAAATCCTGAATGAAAGATATAACATTCTCATGCATCCAGTTAGGTGTCTTCAAGTAACAGAACTTGATCTTCTCTCCATTCTGAATGGCGGCATATTTATTATCCAAATCTTTCTTCTTAACATAATGGTTATATAAGATCGCACCCCTAACGTGAATAGGACAACCCTTCTCATACATGGTAGAACTAGACTTCCACTTCTCAACATTAGAAAGACTACGAGGGAAAGCCACTTCCTCTGGTGGTAAGGATTTAAACTCTTCCCTGCAATGTTCAATATAATCAATCACCTCATCCTCTGTTCCACTCATAAGTAGACCAAAGGCATCCTTCAAGAACTTACGACATGGTGCAGGGGTTGAAGTCTTAATCGCTTCAATACCCATGATCTTAAGTTTAGCTTTCTCATAACGAACACCTTCACTATCCCATACGTTTAAAATATATCTCTTCTTGGCAGTCCATATACCTCTATCGGCAATGTTCTCCCTTTTCATTATCATTTTTTGGTCGTAGGCGTTAACGTAGTCGGCCAGTTCTTGGTAAGAACTTTCAATATACGGCTCAAGTTCCACTTCACAGACCTTGTTAAGGAACCCAACAATGCCCTCAGTAGTTTTCTCTCTCCCCTCGTATACAGCTTCAACCAAAGGGCCCATATGCAAATAAATGCTATCGGTATCAGAAGCAATAACATAATCTTTCTCCTCCGTTTTTAAAATTTTATTCATCTTCTGGTTCATTTTATTTTCTATCCAACGGATAGAAACTTGACCAGATAAAGTAATTGCTTCTGCATTGGCAAGTTTATAATAACGGAAATACTGATTCCCGATAGCACCATAAGCAGAGTTGAGAGCAATCTTCTTTGACATCTGGACATTGTTACACCTTGCGATCTCTTTCTCAAGATCCTTGGTGGGATTTTTTTCATAGGCTTTCTTGGCTTTAATCATCCTCTTCTTGAAGATGACTCTTTCATTATACATCTTCTCCATCAATTCGGGTAAGAATCCTTTCTTATCCTTCTTGAATTGTGCCCCATTGGCACACACGGCATAGTCACCTTCTATCTCAATCTCTTTATTCAATAGTCTCTCTACCGTGGCACTAGGATGTTTCTGATCCAATAGTGTCTCTGGAGATATATTATACTGCATAATCAAGTGAGGATACAGTGAGTTAAGGTCAAAGGATACCACCCAGTCATACTTTCCAGGCTTAGGTTCCTTAACATATGCACCTGCATACTTCTCATCTTTCTGGTTACGATCCTTCTGTGGTATTACAATATTCTTCTTCTTAAGATAATTGAATATGATTGCATCCCATGTACGAACTTGGAAAGCAACATCAGTAAAATTAATCTTGGCATCATACGCACGAGTACAACATAGATCAATAAGTTTCAACTTATCCTCAAGTTTATCCACCAGTTCAACGTCAACAATATTATAATCTACAAACTTCTGCCAGTTCTTAGTATAGAACTCTCGGAAAGTATCAAACTCAGAGTGGTCTAACTTCTGTTGACCCAGTTCCATCAGAGCAATATGATCCAATCGGAAACTCTCTTGGTTAGGTGTAGCAGGAGATTTCCTATACAGATCAAGGTAATCCATAATGGATACACCTGCAATATCATATGCAATATTATCTCTACCCTGAATACGGATCTCATTCCTTCTAACAATACCCCAAGGTGAGAATTTCTTGGCATATTTCTCACCAAAGAGTCTCTCCACTCTACCTACAAGATAAGGGATATCATATAGTTCACAGTTCCATCCTGTAACGACCTCAGGCGTGTGTTCTTGCCACCATCTAAGGAATGTATCAATCAATCCTTTCTCGTTGTGGCAGTCCACATACCTATAGTTCTTCCTGTTAGGATTAGTCTTGTATGGCCTAGATCCAAATGTAGTAATGAACTTCGTGTTATAATCCTGAACCGTTATAAGAAGAAGTTCCTCTGCAACATTAAAGACATCAGGGAAACCACTCTCCGCAGCAACCTCAATGTCAATCGTTACTAATTTAATTTTAGATAGGTCAAACTTTATCTCATCCTCTGGATAATTCTCAGCAATATATTGATGAACATATCTCTCATTACCATATACATTGAACCCTTGAACCTGAGAATACTTATCAATAAATTCTCTACAATCTTTAATCGTGCCAGGTTTTACTGGTTCTACTAACTGACCATCAAGAGTCTTCCACTTACTCCTCTTCTTCTTAGAAGGCACAAAAAATGTAGGATGGAACTCCTGTCGATCACTAAAATGTTTTCCATTATCATATCCTCTAATCAGCATACTATTGCCGATCTGAAATACGTTTGTGTAAAATTTCATCTTTGGAAAACGATGTTGAATGCTAGTGCAATTCTAGTGTGGTCTGTAAGATTTTCATGTACCCCATGTTGTAAACAACCTGGCCATAACATTATCTTACCTACTTCTGGTTTGTGTTCCCATATAGGATCCTTAAGGAAACAAAGAGAAGCCATCAAACCTGGCGTTGGACAGACAAAAAATAAATTTCCATCTTCCCCATTGGTATCCACATAGTATACACCAGATATGTCCACATGTCCATGAGAGTGGACAGTACAATAATTGCCTTTCTTATATGCGACAAACCATGATGAATCAATCTTATATGGTCTAATAGGAAACCCTAATTCAGTACAGTAATTCTGAACGTGAATATCAAGTTCCTCAGCAAAATTATATAATTGTTTATCACCAATTATATCAGTCTGGTATGAGTGATCATTACTATACATACGAAGTTTATCAGTAATATCATACTGTAAACCTTCAGCACACCCACCTAATTCTTTCTGAATATTTTCCAGATGTTCTACATTATCAAAATAAATTGGCGTTGGAAATATATTCTCAATCATCTGTAGTGTCTGGTACTACTGCCCTCTTTAAGTACTCATCAACTATAGTTGTATGTGGTTCTACCAAAGTTAATATCTTATCAGAACACATCATAACTTCCTTATCATCTGTAACTTCACTTAACCAAGGATTCAAATCTCCATTAAGAGGATTGACTGTAAAAGGAGCAATCAACTTACAATTAGGATCACCCATATCCAATGCAGCAACTTCCTCTACCTGAGCAATGATCAAATCATTATTGACCAGTACAAGAATTTTGATTTCGTTTTCCATTTTAGGTGTTTAGTACAATGATTAATCTAATGACCATACCAGTAAAAAGAACATAGTATGTCCACATGATCCACATGCCAATCTTATTATGGCGTGAACCTCGTTTGTATGGATGTACTGCTAAATGTGGGGAACTATCCCATCCATCTTGCATGTATTCTTTTGGATCAATTCTTCTCGACATTCATTCGATCCTCATAAGATTTCTTAACCATTTCACTAGGTTCTACTATTGTTACAACCCAGCTGGGATCAATTGATATTTTTTTCTCTGCAGATAAAGGCATCCAAGGATAATATTGTACACTATACTTTGACTCACCAGTTTCCTCTTGACCTTCTGTTAAGAGTATAGGGTCTTCAATCAACTTGCAACAGTAAGCGTTCTCAAGAACTATAAAGATGGGTTTGTCATCCTCATCTACAAGTTCCTTTACATCTGCAATGACTTCTTCGTTTGATTTTAATAAAACCAGTTTAATAGACATGGTATGTTATTTATCGGAACTATAGGATTTGAACCTATGACATCTCGCTCCCAAAGCGAGCATTCTACCAAACTGAATTAAGTTCCGTCTGGTGGGGAAGCGGATGCTCAGAATCGAACTGAGAACTGGAGGTTGGAAACCTCTGATTTTACC